CTGCTGCCTGTGCTGCTTCTGCTTCTGCTGCTGCTGCTTGTGCAGCCTGAGCTGCTGCCTGTGCTGCTAATGATGCTTGCCTTGCAACTTCTTCCTGTTCTAAAACATTGTTAACTTCTGATCGTGCTTCATTAACACTAGTATTCATATATGCAATAGCAATACCTACTTGATTAATTGTTGTTTCTAAAACTTCATGTGCCTCTTCAAGATTTTGTTCTGCTTCAACAAGATCTTCTTCTGCCTCTATTTTTAATTGTGTAAGTGTTTGAAGTATTGAAACCTCAATAGCTTTAATTTCTGTTTTATCTTCAACTACTGCTTCTTGAATTTGAATTTGTTCCGTTAAATTTTCATTAGTTACATTAGTCATTTGTTCTACAGGCTGACCAACAGTTTCACGAACACCAATACGAGGACCATTATATAAATTAGTAGTATTACCAGAAACAGTTCCTATACCTGTCCATTCACCAGTATCAGGATTGACAGTCATTGTCCAATTAACATTGGTAATAGGTCCGTTGCTATCTCCAAATCTGTGAAGATCCCAATCAACAGCTAAAGTTGTTTCTGTAGTTGTAACGGTAATACCAGCTCCCGCACCACCACTCATAAAGTCAGAGCCATAAACAGAAATGTGTGCTCCTTGAGGGAAATCCCACCAAATATGATCTCCGATACCAAAAGTAATGGTTGCTTTTGAAGTTACATAGATTTGGCTATCTGCACCTTGACCGTTGTATACGATATCGCCCATTTTAATATCAAATGGGGTTTCAATTTTTGTTGAGCCATCATACATAACAGGAAGGGTAGTTGTATTAACTGTTGGTGTCTCTGGAGCAACTGGTGCTACGTAGCCCTCTGTTGTATAAGTTGTAGAATCGGAGGGAGTGTTTTCAAGTTGAGCCAAAGTATTTTCTGCATTAATTAAATTAGTGGTTGCTATTGCTACAACTTCTGTCTGTAATTCTACTTCTACTTCTGCAATTTCTACATTTTCTTCAGCCTCTTCAACTAAAACTATAGCAGAATCAACTTGGGTAACTGCCACAGCAGCACTATCTACTACTGCTTGAGCCTGTGTGATTGAGTCCTGTGCCTCTGCAATAGTGGCTGTAATGGCTTCTGTAGGGCTTGTAATGGCTGTTGCGTTATTTTCTATAGCTTCTATATAGGTTTCAGCCTGAGATATTTCAGTATTAGCTACCTCAATTGTGGCTGTTGCATTTTCTGTTATTGTAGGATCAGAGGGGGATACTTGAACTGTATTAGTTTCGTCAGCATGTGCATAATCTGCAGGAGAGAATATCATCCAAAGTGTTAAAAGCAACCCCACTAATCCCATTTTGATTAGTATGTTTTTAATTTTTTCTCCTATTAGTTTGTGGTGGTAACTAATAGTCTTATTATATCATTTAATTTAAATTATCTATTAATAAACCTGCTCTTGGGCCATCACACCATACTGCATGTGAATTTTCTAGAGGTAGGTATAAAAGATCTCCTGGATTCAGTGTGTATGTTATTCCCCCATCTATTTTCCAGAAAGATGTTCCGACTATTTGCCAATAAAAGATATCGTGTGGATCATGGTGATCGGGAACAAATCTGTTAGATAAAGAAATTCTTATACCTTGGTAGTGCCAATCTAAATCGCAACTATGTCCTCTTTGAGAATAATATCCACATTCTTGATTTTCTTTTGATTGGTTAAGTTTATAAAGCAGCTCAGAAACTCCTTTAAATTCTTTAAATATATTATTTGTTTGTGGGGCTAGCCACATTTTATTTTGTATTTGTAGATTTCCTATATAGTCTAAAGCTTCTAGATTTTGAAATTTTTCTACCTTTTTACGCAAGTCTGGGTTATTTAGTGTAGATTCTTTGTATATATGATTTAATATATCTTCCCAGGTAATTTCTGGCATTTGATATTTTTCAAATACTAGTCCGTGTTTATTCTTTTTTGCTTCTTGAATTAAATCAAACATGCTTCAATTATACCATTTAAGAAACAAAAAAGGGAGCCTATTGTTAGGCCCCCTAATTGTTGGACTAGGTTATTTAATTAGAGCAACCTTAGCCTTTGGATTCTTTGCATTCCACTTCTTAGCAAGCGCATTAAACTTTGCCTTGTGTTCTGCCTTTGCAGTTGCAAGTGCAATATCTGATGCTACCTTTGCGGTAACTGTTGCTGAATCAGATGCTGCCTTTGCGTCTGCAAGTGCCTTATCTGATGCAATCTTATCTGCTGCACGACCAGCATTTGCTGCTGCTAGTTCTGCAGTAAGTGCTGCAACTCTTGCATTAAGAGCAGTAATTGTTCCATTAAGATCTGTTACTGCAAATGATGCAACAACTGCCTTAATTGGTGCAGCAAGACCTGTTACTGCTGTAGCAGAGGCTGCGCCTGTTGCTGCAACTGTTACTGTTCCTGCAACTGCAACAGATAACTTTTCAGCCTTTGAGCCAAGTGTAAGTGTTGAGTCTGAAGCAACATTTGCTGCTGTTGATGTAATAATTGACTTTGAAATTGAAGCGTCAGCCCATGTTCCACCAATAAGTGTTGCTGTTACTGTTTCTCCGCCAACTGGATTACCAAATACGTCGGTTACATTTACAGAGACTGATGGAATTGTTCCAACTGCTGCTGCAGCAGGAACTGAAATGCCAACATTGTATGCTGCTCCTGCATTACCCTTAACATAAACAATTGTTGAATAGGCACCATTTGTAATGGTAACTGATCCAGTATTTGTTGATGTTGTGAATGCATATACAGTAATTGCAGTTCCCTGTGATGTTGCTGAATATGATGTTGTTCCTGCTGATGCAAGAACTGGTGCTGTTGGAGCATTGTCCAAAGCAAGAACAAGCTTGACCCCACCTGTTGATACAAATGAAACTACTGTTCCTGTGTCTGCAGTTGCAACAAGTGCTACAGCGTCTGCTGAATCAACTTTATTGTCTGCTGGCACGTTTGCAGTTGCTGGTGCAGCAGCGGTTGTTGCGTTTGCTGAACCTGCTACCGTTACTGCAAGAGGTGCTGCACTTGAAGGTGCAATTGTTAACGCTGTGCTAGTCATGGCTGCAGCGATGATTAGCGATATCTTTTTGAATGAATTCATCTTTCTCCTTGTTAGTTTTTATATTAGATTAAGTTTATCAAGAAAATCTCTAACATCGTTAGGCATTTCCCGATTATCTAATTCTACCATATCCCTTTGCTTTTGTGCAAGTCGTGCACTAGAGCTCCAAGTATGGACATCTATCTCTATATTAGTATTCTTTTGTGTATGAGAAATAGCTCCAAATACTGCTCCACATACTGCGTCTGCTAAGTCTTTAGATTTTTTACGGGGGTGGTCAACTCTGTTACCCTTCATTATTTTTAATTCTGACATTTCTTCAAGCAGTATTGGGATCATAGGAATAGCAACACGCTCTTCATAAATCATCATAGCTAAATCTTCATAATGTTTTTTAGCAACAGAAACAGTTTCAGTTCTTATTCCAACTGCCTGTAATTCATTTTGAATATCAAATGACTGCCATCGGTCAAATGAAACCATGCCTAAATTAAAACCTTGTCTGCGTAAATTCATAATCCATTGTTTTACTTCTGAAAGATTTACTGGGCCCTCTGCTCTTGGCTCCCACCATGCAACGGCATCAACAACAACAATTGGGGCTACCTGCTCATAATCTTTAATTACTTGAATACTTACCCATTTATCTACATGTGCTATTGCTACAGCACACTTGTCATGCTTTTGTGCAAGGTCAGCATGAATATAATAAACCTTATCTGGATCTGGTTTAAAGGTTTCGTCAAACCTTCTAAATGAATCTAATGGATTTCTAGAATTCATACATCTTTCTAGCTTATCTTTTTGTTTAAAAAATGCATCAGAGGCATAGGTTGGCATACATGCAAAACGCATCATAGCATCACCAAGGTCTGTATAAAAAGCTAACTTAAAATCTTCTATTTTACGTGTAGGATTTACTTCCCATGTAGGTCTTTTGAATGCAAATACTCTTGGTATTTTGTATTGAAGTATTGTATCTTCATCCCACGAAATTTCAAATTGATTGCCTGGATCATCATGTGGTAATTCTTCATTCATTATGAAAGTATGTGTGCGTTCAATAGTTTCTTTTTCAGCAATGACTGCTTCATACCTTTGAGAAATAAAGTCACCCTGATAGCGTGGGAATGAAAGAAGAACGACCTTACCCAAGTCTGGGAAACGAGAGTCTACTGTTCCACGGAATGCTTTATAAATATTATCTGCGGTCTTGCCCTGTTCATTACCAGTTCCAACCTCTGTAGCAAAACCAGAAATTTCATCAAGGACTGCCATTAGAAGGTTTAAACCTTCATGAGATTCTCTTTCTGAGTGACCAGAATAAACAGTTATGCCTTTGTCAAATTCAAATGAGTCTGCTTTTGGATTATACTTCCCAGCAAACCAAGGTGACTTTTCAACCTTTACTCTAAATCCCTTAAAGAAAACATTCTTAGCCTGTTGTGCGTTAACTGCAACGTTAATAATATCAATAGCATCTCCTGGGGGCTTACCAAAATAAACTGCTGGATCTTTAAGGCATAGAAGCTTATATACTACATATGCACAGGCTACTGTTGATATAAAGTCTTTACCACTACCCTTGCCAAGTTGAAGTATTAGTTCATTCTTAGTATATTTATTAAAATGTTTTGTGCCTTCTACCTCGCCCATAAGATCAATTAAATCTTCTTTACGATAGATCTGACTCATGGCTTCAACAATTTCATATTGAATGTCAGATAAAAGTGGTTGTCCTAAATACTCTGGAGATTGAACAAATGTTTTAACATCTACAGGAGTTTCAACAAAATGATTTTCTTTTAATACATCAAGAAACTCATTGAACATCGTGGACAATTGTAATCACTTCACCCTCTTTTGCAATAGACGAAAGTCTTTGCATAATTAAATCACGTATCTCTGGATGTTCTGAAGCAACATCACGAAGTATACCAATTAAAACTTCTTGCCTACGTTCAATCTCAACCATCTCTTCTGCAAGTTCTTTGTTTTCAAGAAGACCTGCTTTCTGTAACATTTCAATTCTAGATTTTTCAATATCCATAACAAGTTTAATGGATGCTGTCTTGGCACTTAGATTATTAGTTAAGCTTGATTCATCCATAACTTCGTATGCTTTTGTAATTAATTTTGTATAGTGTGTATCTGCTCCTACCAATGCTTCCTTAGCCCGTGCACGAATAGCGTCATTGGCAGATGCCATAACTTTCCAT